TCCTGGGCGGCGCGGCGAAGGGCGCCGAGGGCGCGGCCGGCGGTGCCGGCGCGGCGCAGGGCGGCGCAGCAGGCGAAGGCGGCACGAAGGGCGCTGAAGGCGGGCAGGGCACGGCGGGCGCCGGGGCGAAAGCCACGGAAGGCGCACCGGCCGGCGAGCTCAAGGTCACGCTCCCCGAGGGCACGAAGGTCAGCGAGAAGCTGCTGGGGCAGTTCACCGACGTGGCGAAGAAGGCGGGCATGAACAGCGACCAGGCCTCGGCCGTCGCTGCCATGTACGTCGAGAACCAGAAGGCCGAGCTCGCCACCTGGCAGTCGCAGGGTGAGACCTGGGCCAAGCAGTTGTCGGAGGACAAGGAGTTCGGCGGCCAGAACTTCGATGCGTCCTCGGCGGCCGCGCAGAAGGCGGTCCTCGCGTACGGCGGGAAGGAACTCGCCAACGCGCTCGACAAGTACGGCATCGGCAACATGCCCGAACTCGCTCGAGCGTTCGCGAAGATCGGCAAGGCCATGGCGGACGACCAGACGCAGGTCGAGACGACCAAGGGCGAGCAGAAGCCGCTCACCCAAGGCCAGCGCATCTCGCGCATCTACGACTCCCCGGACTCGAAGCGAGCACGGGGCGAGAAGTAACCCTCACCGAGGCGCCTCGAGCGCCTCAGAACGGAGAGTGAATCATGGGCATGGACAGACTGACGCTCCTCGACATCGCGAAGCAGTCCGACCCGGACGGCAAGCCCGCCCAGGTGATGGAGATCCTGAACCAGACGAACATCGTCCTGCAGGACGCGCCGGCCGCTGCGGCCAACGCGCCCATGGGCAACCGAGTCACCATCCGGTCCAGCCTGCCGGTCGTGAACTTCGCCAAGGTCAACCAGGGCGTGGTTCGCAGCAAGGGCTCGACCGAGCAGAAGGTGGACACGATCGGCCTCATCGCCGGCCTGTCCGAGGTCGATTCCAAGCTGCAGAAGATCGTGGGCGCGGCGCAGTTCGATAAGGCCCGCTGGAACGAGGATGCCGGCTTCATCGAGTCGATGGGCCAGCTCGCCGCGAACACCTTCTTCTACGGCGACGAACGCACGAACGAGGCCGCGTTCACCGGCTTCGCCACCCGCATGGCCTCGCTGCAGAACGCCATCAGCGGTCCGCAGGTCGTGGGCTACGGCTCGACCACCAACCTCACGTCCATGTACGTCGTGGACTGGGGCGAGCGCGCCTGCAGCCTCATCTACCCCGAGGCCTCGCTGGCCGGCATCGACTCGCGCGACAAGGGCGAGCTGCGCGTCACCGACGCCGACGGCAACCCCATGATGGCGTTTGTCACCGCCTACGACTGGACGCTCGGCCTCACCGTTCGCGACCCGCGCCACATCGGCCGGCTCGCGAACATCGACTACGTCGCGGCGCAGACCGACACCTCGCTGAAGCTCGGCACGGCGCTCATCGACGTGCTCAACTCGATGCCTGCGGCTGGGTCCTTCCAGCGCGTCATTTACTGCCACAGGTTCATCTTCGCGGCCTTCTTCAAGCAGGCCATTTCCAAGCAGTACGCCGCGCTCCGCATCGACGACTACCTCGGCAAGCCGACGCCGTACTTCTGGGACACGCCGCTGCGGCGCTGCGACCAGATCTCCATCGCGGAATCGCAGATCAGCTAGCAGTGAACTGACCTGAGAGCGGGCGGCCCGCACGGCGCCCGCGCTCCTCACACGAACCAGAAGGGAGACATCGACATGCTGATCGACTACGAGCAGGAGCTCACCGCCGCCGGCGGCCAGGCCATCACGGCCACCGCCTACGGCACGAAGCCGTACGACCAGAAGGGCCCGGCCGACGCCGGCCTCGGCGACACGGACGCTTCGCTGCTGTTCAAGGTGGTGGGGGCGGACTTCAACACCCTCACCTCCATGGACATCGCCCTCACCGCCGACGACGACGGCGCCGGCACGAACGAGGTGACCGTCCTCACGAAGAACTTCCTCCTCGCCTCGCTGACCAAGGCGGCGGGAGTGCGGCGCGTCGGCGTGGTGCCCCCCGGCACCCGCAAGCGCTTCTTCCGCGTGAAGTGCACCGTGAACGGCTCGGCCCCGTCGCAGGGGAAGATCCAGGCCTGGATCGCCAGCGGCGACGACTCGACGCCGGCCAACATCGCGTTCACCATCTAGTCGAGCAGGGGGCGGCTCCAGCGCGGGCCGCCCCCTCTCGCTGTAACGGAGGCCCCATCCCATGGCGAAGTACCTCGTCACCCCTGTCATGTCGCCCGGCGTCTACCGCCAGGGCGTCGGCCTGTTCCCGCCCGGCTCGGTCATCGACCTGCCCGACGCCGCCTCCCACCCGAAGGAGCAGCCCGGCCGCGACCTCGTCCCGCTCGACGAGGAGGCCGCAGCGGTCCTCAAGAAGGCGCACGGCGACGACGCCAAGCCCATCCCGGCCGACGTGCAGGCGGCCATCGACGCCCTGAAGCGCAAGGAGGACGGCCCGGCGCCGCTGAAGGAAGCGCTCGGCCAGATGGGCATCACCGAGGCGAAGGCCGGCGGCAAGCGCGCGGCGGATCGGTAGCACCACCGGGAGCTCGAGCGGACCTGCTCCTCCGCTCGAGCTCCTACTTCACCGGAGGCGACCGTGGCCGAGTCGAAGCTCGAGATCTGGAACGCAGCCCTCGACCGCATCGGCGAGTCGGCGCCCATCGAGGACGAGGACGACGATCGGCCGGCGGCCGGCATCTGCGTCCGCCACTACGACCGCCTGCGGAAGATGGTGCTGAAGGCCTTCCCCTGGCCGTTCGCCAAGCACCAGTCCGCCCTCTCGCAGCCGGACGGCGTCTCGCGCGTCGGGTGGGCCTACGTCTACGAGCTCCCCAAGGACTGCCTCCTCCCGCGCGCGCTGCTAGCCGAGGGGATGCGGATCGGCCTCATCTCCTCGGAGCAGCGCATCCCCTTCGACATCGTCTCGAACGACGACGGCGACGGGAGGCTGCTCTGCTGCGATCTCGGACCGACCGACTTCGAGGTGCTCGAGTACACCAGGGACCTCGAGAACCCGGTCATGTTCCCGCCCGACTTCGAGGACGCGCTGGCCTGGCGGCTCGCGGTCGAGCTCGCGCTGGGCCAGCGGAAGGACCCGCGCCTCGCTCAGACGATGCAGCAGGGCTTCGCCGGCGCCGTCAGCGAGGCCTACGCGAGCGAGATGCGAGGGAAGCAGGAGGACCCGGAGCCCGAGGCCGGGGCCATTCAGGCGCGCACCGGCTTCGTTGTCGGCCCGCGCTGGCCGTGGGGGAGGTAAGCGGTGCCGAACGAGCGCCAGCCCTCCTTCGCCGCCGGCGAGTTCAGCCCCACCATGTGGGGCCGGACCGACTTCCAGAAGTACGCCATCGGCGCGCGCCGCCTGTACAACTTCTTCGTGACCCCGCACGGCGGGGCGATGAATCGCGCCGGCACCTACTTCGTGGGCGAGACGAAGAGCAGCGGACAGGTGCGGCTGCTCCCCTTCACCTTCTCCGACGAGGACTCGATGATCCTCGCCTTCGGGGACTACCACTTCCGCATCTACCAGCAGGATCCCGCCACCGGACTGCCGGGCGTGGTCACCGATGGCACCGGCGCGCCGTTCGAGTTCCCCACGCCCTACGCCGCCGCCGACCTGGCGCGGCTCCGCTTCGCGCAGATGGGCGACATCATCACCTTCGTCCACCCCAGCTACCCGGCGCAGGAACTCTCCCGCACCTCGAGCGACAACCTGCACTGGACGATGGCCCCGGTCAGCTTCGACGTGAAGGCGTTCCCGAACATCGGCGGCGTGTACATCCGCCCGCCCATGTCCGACTCCGCCGCAAACCCGGACGCCACCACCTACCCGGCGAAGCAGTGGATCTACAAGGCCACCGCCATCTGCCAGGACGCTTCTGGGCGCGCCTGGGAGACGGCGCCGTGGGTCATCACCGAGCAGCGCTACGACTACTGGACGGCGCGCATCTACGCGGCCGGCGAGCGGGTCTGGTGGGCGGGGCAGAACTGGGAGACGCAGTCCGGCGCCGGCGTGGCGAACGTCCCCGGCGACGGCTCGACGGTGATCGTCCAGGTCGGGACCGACGTGGACGGCAACCCCATCATGATGCCGGTGCCGGCCTGGAACCCGCTCGGCGCGTGGGCCATGCCGACGATGTTCCCGCGCTACGCCAACAAGCAGCAGACCCTCTACGCGCCGAGCACGACCGTCCTCGGCGGTGACCCCGGCTACCGGATCCTCTCCTTCCGCATCTACTGCGGTCGCGGCAGCGTCTTCGGCTACATCGGAGAGCTCACCGACGGCGTGCTGGTGGACACCGGCGAGACGCCCGACTTCTCGACTCCGCCGCCGTCGGGCACGAACCCGTTCAAGGTCTACGACTACCTGGGGAACCTCCAACGCACCGAGAACCCCGTCACCGTCTGCTACTACGAGGGGCGACGCGTCTTCGGCGGCACGACGCAGCGGCCGACGCGGATCTGGGCCTCGGCGGTGGACGACTTCACGAACTTCGACGAGGTGTTCCCGGCCAAGGACAGCGACTCGCTCAACTTCGCCTGCGCCGCGCAGCGGTTCGAGCAGGTCCGCGCCATCGTCCCGCGCAAGCAGCTCCTCTCCCTCACCGCTTGCAGCGAGTGGCTCATCGCCGGCGCCGGCCTCGACACGGTGCTCTCTCCCTCGAGCATCGCGGCGCACCCGGTCACCGAGTTCGGCTCCTCTTGGCTGGCGCCGCTCTCGCTCGCGAACGCGGTCCTCTTCCTGCAGCGCAAGGGGAGCCTGCCCAAGGCGCTGCTCTGGGAGCAGAACGCCTGGACCCCGACCGACCTGTCCATCCTCTCCCGCCACCTGTTCCAGTCGCGCCAGGTGGTGGAGTGGGCCTACGCCGAGGACCCCTGGTCGGTGGTCTGGTGCGTCATGAGCGACGGGAAGCTGGCCGCCCTCACCTACGTCCGCGAGCACGAACTCGTGGCCTGGACGCAGCATGAACTCCCCGGCGGCGTCGTGGAATCGGTCTGCTCCATCCCCGAGGGCCTCGAGGACGCCGTCTACTTCGTGGTCCGGCGCACCATCAACGGCCAGGACAAGCGCTACGTCGAGCGGCTCAACAGCCGGCTCGTCACCGGCTCATGGGGCGGCATCTTCCTCGACGCGGCCGTCACCTATCGCGGGCCGGCGGCCACCACCTTCTCCGGCCTCGACCACCTCGAGGGCCAGACGGTGGTGGCGCTGGCGAACGGGAACGTGGTCCGCCTCGACGCGGACGGGAACCCGCTGGTGGTGACCGGCGGGGCGGTGACCCTCCCGCTCGAGGACGGTGCCTCGGTCTGCCACATCGGCCTGCCCTACCGCTCCGAGTTCGAGAGCCTCGACTCGCCCCAGGACAAGGGGCGGCAGAAGACGGTGAGCCGGGTGCTCGTCGAGATGGAGAACAGTCGCGGGGCCAAGGTCGGCGAGAGCCTCGACGGGAAGCTCGCCGAGTGGCGCCAGCGCGAGGTCCACGACAGCTACGGGAACGTCAAGCTCTTCTCCGGCGCGGTACACATCCCCGTCGTCTCGCAGTGGAACGTCGGCGGACGGTGCGCGGTGATGCAGGACGAACCGCTGCCGCTGTCCCTCATCGCGGTGACGCGCGAGGTCGAGTTCGGTGGCAGTTAAGGTCGAGATCCGCGCCGCGACGTTCGAGGACGCCCGCGAGCTCGCGCCTCGGCTGCGGCCGGAGGAGGTGGCCGAGGTGGCCGCCAGCCACGGCGTCCCGCCGCTCGAGGCGCTCGAGGAGAGCCTGCGCCAGTCCGAGGAGGCCTGGGTCGCGCTCTTCGACGGCCAGGTCGCCTGCATGTGGGGGGTGGTCCCGCTCTACGCCACCTTCCTCGGCGGCCGCACCGGCTCGGTCTGGCTGCTCACCTCCGACCTCGTCGAGCGCTACCCGAAGGTCTTCTGGCGGGGGTGCCTGTTCCTCCTGCCGCAGCTCTTCCTGCGGTGGGACTGCCTCATGAACGCCATCGACGTGAGGCACGAGAAGGCGATCCGGTGGGCGCGCCGGCTCGGCTTCCCGCTCCTCTCGCCCCACCCGTTCGGCCTCGAGGGCCAGCCGTTCAGCCTCTTCTCTGTCCGCAAGGAGGACACGCCATGGGCGCAGCCATCCCGCTCGTAACCCTCGCCGTCAGCGCCGTCGGCGCCGGCGTCTCCGCCTACAGCCAGATCCAGGCCGGGAACGCTCAGGCCGCCGCCGGGCGCGCGAACGCCGAGGCGGCTCGCATGAACGCCGCCGACGAGCTCAACCGAGGCGCGGCCGAGGCCGGGCTCATCAAGCTGAAGGGCTCGCAGGTCGCCGGCGCCGACGGCG